ACCGTAAAGAAAGACACGGAACTGGAACCTGAGTCGCAAGACTGTAACGAGCAGGAGTCGGAACCGGACGAGAGCAACGACTAGACTGGGAACAGGTACTTAGTACAACCCCTCCCCCCTAAAGGGGGGGAGGGGTTGGTACTGAGGACAGTCACGGGAGGTGACATGCAGAAATACCCATTACACAGAGATGCCGAAGGGCGATGGGTCCATACGTGGGTACGGCAATCCGCAATCAAGACATCAGATATGTGCTTAGAGCGATGGCGTAACGATGTCTTCGGGCTTGTAAGCGAAAGCATCAAGGATGCTTCATCGCTGGGGACCGTATGCCACGCTGTCGCTGAAGATGCGTTGAACTCACGCAAGGACGGCATCGCTGAGATGTCCCTTCAGGACATGAACGATGCGTTTGAGAACTACTGGGAAGAGACAGCCCCAACTGTTCAGGTGTGGAACAACTACAACCCTGAGACTGCGTATGTGGCAGGGCTGGAGAAGTTAGCCAACTGGCATGAGGAAGTGTTCCCTCACGTGCAGCCGGTGATGGTTGAACACACCTTTGATGTGCCACTCATCGAAGACAACGAACGTGTTGTCCGCATGACAGGCACCATCGACCTCGTGGAAGAAGATCGGCTATGGGATTGGAAGTTCCCCGGTCGTGACTACAGCAGGGACGCTTGGCAGTACGAACGATGGGATGTCCAATCCATTGCGTACTGCTACGCAATGGGCATCCCCAACTTCTCGTATGCGGTCATGCACCCCAAGGGTGTAGGTCGCATGGATCTAGTGCGTGACGGGTCACACTTCGACTGGTTACGTACAAAGGTGTTGGCACTCTGCCGACTGTTGGAAACTCAGACGGGTCCGTACCCGTTGGGTGATAACGGTTGGTGGTGTTCTAGCAAATGGTGCGAAAATTTCGCACGGTGTAAAGGCGCAACGCAAGGAGGCGCATAGTTATGGCTTTCAAGCCCATGAGTCCGCATGAGCGGGCAAGTATTGAGGCGCAAGTTTGCCTCAAGGGTGGCATCGAACTCGCTGCCGCCGAGTTAGCAAACAACCCAGACGGCGTAGCCGTCACGATGGCTATTGAAAATGCTAAGGCTCTCGCTGATTCCCTTTCGGGCATCAAGGAGACTTTGGTTGGAGGCGCTGGCGCTGAAATCGCCAGCGCACCTGAGGCTGCTGTCGTTGAAACAGTTACTGCGGCGTTCCCCGGAGCAACGCAGGTAAACGCACCCGCATACAGCGGAGGCGGTGAATCCAAGTACGTGGCTGACGAAGAGTACGGTCAGGTGCTTGCGATCTGGCAAGCAGAACAGAACGCTGGCGTTGCATTCGCTGGCAAGGATTCCATGTTCCTGTGCAATCAGGCGATCCGGCAGTTGTTCGGGAGTGGCACACGCCAGTTCCCCGCCGACTACTGGGCTGAAGCATTGCAGAACAAGGACATCCCGGTTACCAAGAACGGCAAGTGCGGGCTTGGTGACTTCAAAATCAAGAAGAGCGTTAGCGTCAATGCAGACGGTAGCCCCTTCTTGGGTCAGGGTGAGGGCAACCATCCCTTGTCCAGCAAGAGTGGGTACTTCGCTGCTCTGGTGAAGAACACTTCCTTCAACTGGGGTGACCGCCCCGACCCTGTAGATCCGCAGGGCTGGCTGGCTAAGGCCGGTGGCTGAGGAACTCAGTCTGGAGGAAGCGTTGACGCGAGTCGCCAACGCACGGGCCGGGGAAGGGGCATCCGTTGATGCCCCGACCCCGGCACCCTCGCAGCCTCCAGCAGAAATAGAGGGAATATCCGCAGCAGACCTGCAAAGACTATTCACACCGAAGCGTGAGCAAGTCAGGCGTATGCGCCATGACCTGCGTTCCGGCAGCGAATGGTCTTTCGGAGTGCGGGTGTTCGATGAAGCCACCTTGGGTGGGGCACGCGCCGGTCAGTTGGTGACCGTTATCGGTCGCTCGCACACAGGCAAGACGCTGCTGGCCTTGAACATGGTGGCCCGCAACCGCAACCACCGCACCCTGTGGGTTAGTCCAGATGAAACCGAAACAATGTTCTGGGGCCGATACGCAGCCATACGTATGCAGATCGACCAGAAGGATTGGATCGGTCGCCTCATCAGGGAAGACCCGACCGCTTGGGAACGTGTCGAACAACTCATGCGTGACGAAACGAACCTGCACTTTGAATCCACAGGCATGTCCGTTGACGACATCGACAAGGCCATGCGTATCGCTTCAGTTGAGTTGTGGGAAGGGCAACGACCCGAAGTGCTGGTGTACGACTACTTGGAGTTGATTCGGGGTGGAGGCTCTGGCGATGCGGCCAGCGTGCAAGCCAAGATCGAATCGTTCAAGCAGTTGGTATCTGACTGGCGTGTCGTAGGCGTGATCTTGCATCAGTCTGGCCGGGGTTCAGGGAACCGTGGCCGGGCCGGTGGCATCGAAGCCGGGCGTTACGCATCCACCAGTGAAAGCCACTTCCTGATTGAAACGTGGCGCAGGTGGGATGACACCAACATGGATGAAGCAGAGCGGACGCACTATGAAAATGAAATCAGTGCGGGTTTGTGGAAGAATAAGTCAGGCGATGGAGAGAAAGCGGAAGTCAACCTGACCATCGACGCAAGCGGAAGGTTGTTGGAACCGGGGATCGTATGGGAGCAGATGATTCTGGATGAATGAGATACTTCCTGCTTCACAGATGCGAACCCTTTTCATCGGGTTCAACCTTGCCTACGGGACTGACGCCGGTGGCTGCCGGTGGGCAGACGTTGACGACACGCTATTGGAGCGGCACCTATCGGGCGAAGAGATGATCGGGATTTATCCGATGGTCTACGACCCCCATTATGAACGGGGCGGCTCCGATACATGGCGTGAAGATATTGATGATAACCGCTATTACGTGGAGATGGAGCCAGACCTGTGGATGTGCCGGTGGGGTTCCATCGACATCGACGAAGGCGATGACTCCCTGACTTACGCAAGAAGCGTTCAAAACATTTTGCGTGCGTTGGACATTCAATGCTGGTTGGAACGCTCACGCAGCAAGGGCTATCACGTTTGGGTATTCAACAAGGACTGGGTGAAGGCATCGACTATGCGCCGCGCCATGAAGGCGGCGCTTGACCTTGCCGACATTCCTTACGATGCCGTCTATCCGAAACAGGATTCGTTGAAGGGTCCACCCGGCAACTACATGCGCTTACCGTATGGTGGTAAACGTCCTGAGCATCGGCAGGTTGTCGTAGATAGCAGCAGCGATAGCGAAACCGACGAGGAATGGTTGGATCTATTCGACTTCATCATCCTCGCAGAACAAGGACGGACGCCTACAGCCACGCTGGAGGCGGCTGCCGCCTTGTATCAGGAACCGGAACCCATCTACCCAGACCTGCCACCCAAGCGGGACTACAGCAAGGAACCCCTAATGAACGTGGATGGCTCACGCTTGCGTGGGCTATCAGCGGAGATGTACGAGAATGGTCCCGTCCCGTACTATCGTGGTACTGGTGCTGGCCGTGGTCGGCACGGCTTCCTCAACAGGTTCGCCCGTTCGATGATCGAATCGGGTTACTCTCAAGGGGACGTTACGTCATGGACGAAAGACCTAGACACACGATTGGGGCAATGGTGGGAAGACGGACCCAAGTTCACAGGCAGGCATGACTGCGACCGACAAATCGAAAGGCTTGTCCAAGACGCAAGCCGAAGAGCCAGCGTTAGATGAGTTCTCATTTGTCGTACCCGGAAGACCGCAGCCCAAGGGTCGTCCCCGGATGTCGCGCAAAGGCCGTGTCTACACGCCTAAAGAAACCGTTCTGGCTGAAAAATCTTACATCGACGCTGTTCCTGAAGACCCGCCGGTCTTTGAGGGACCGGTTGCGGTGGAGATGACGTTTTGCGAAGAAGCGACTTACGTCACTGTCCGCTCCTTGACGGAATGGCAGACTCCTTTGCGTGGCGATCTGGACAACTACGTCAAACTGTGCCTAGATGGGTGCCAACGTGCGGGAATCATCCCGAACGACCGGCTTGTGGTTCAATTGGAAGCGAGCAAACAATGATCCTCGTTGAGTTGGAAACATGGGAATACGAATGGGCTTCCCATGTAGGCGCCCGTCGGTACATTGAGAACTGGGGGAAGAAGGACGCCCCCTACTACGACAAGAAACGCATGGAAGATGACCGAACGGCGCAGGTCGCAGCCTGTGTCGGAGAGTTAGCGGTAGCAAAGATCACTAACCAATACTGGTCGGGCCATGTGTGGCACCAGTCCGTGCATAAGGAGTACCGGCACATCCCTGATGTTGGGCACAACATTGAGGTGCGTCGGGTGAGGACCAGTACCAGCGCAGCCGTGAGGCAGCGCCAGTTAGACAAGGGATTGACCCTGTTTGTGGTGAAGCCTGTTGCACCTGAGTTCCGGGCAGTTGAAATCTTAGGGTGGATCGACCACGACGAAGCATGGGAGAAGGGTGAGCCTTCGGGTTACAGCGAAGATACTCGCGTGATCGCTGAAGAGTTCCTCAACGCACCCATGACTTACACTGACACTGATGGCAAAACGTGAGTATTCCTTTGACCCCATAGCGTTAGTTTCTCTTTCTCAACGCTACGGAAATCACAGTCAGTTACCAGCAACGCCGATGGAGGCGTTGCAGCGGGCCGGTCCCGACGAGCCGCTCACCTCCAAGGACGAGCAGGCTGAACTCCAAGAAATAGTGTTGAACGCACTAAATCATTTGGAAGATTGGGAACAATGGTTACTCAACGCCCTGCTTTTTGAGAAGATGAGCCTGCGTCAAGTTGAGTTTGTATTAGGAATGCCGAAGACAACTGTCGCCAGAAAACGTGATGCGTTGTTGCACAAATTGAAAACATATCTAGCAAATGATCCGACAATCAGGAGGTATTTACGTGGAGAATGAAGTTCCTCTTATCCAGCCGAAGACTTGGGAAAGCGCAGCCGGGCTTTGCGCTTGGCAAATAGACAAGGCCCATCATTCGCGGCTTGAAGCAATCCAGTCGCATCCGTCGTGGAGTAGTTCCACGGACTGGCTCGTCAGCCTGCGTGAAGAATACGACGGGCTGACGGAGCAATGGTACGGGTCTGACGACGGGCCTGCTTGGGAATGGTTCAAGAGCCTTGCGAGCGCGACGATGCTTGCCGCCTACAGCACTGGTGCGTGCGTTGCGTTGACAGCAGAGTCCATACTTCCGCTGCTTGGGCGCAAGCAAAACGACTACGGCTACGAGAACATCAGCCGGTTTGGGCGTGACGGAATCTTGGTGCGGATGCACGACAAGATCGCACGCATAGAGAATCTAGTGAATCGAACGGATGAACCCAGTAACGAATCCTTAGCGGATTCGTTTGTGGATCTGGTCGGCTATTCCGTCATCGGTATGATGTGGGAATACGGCCTTTGGAATCTGCCGATGGCAGCGAATCAGTCGTAATCCAACTCGTCTAAAGCATCCATGCTGCCCATGATGAGGGCAGTCAGGGTGGAGAATACGTAGTTGTGGACTGGGCTGTCGTCGAAATCACCGACGATATTTTCCGCAGCGAACGCCATAGCGCGTTCGTAAGGAAGAACGATCAGCACACCCAGATCGGATTCGTTCCACTTGGCGTGATTCCCGTCGGTTATGTCCAACAGGTGCGAAGTCTTTCGAATCTCTTTATAGATTTCGGTAGCCATATAGCCGTACTCGTCATGCCATTTGGCAAACGCCGCGTCTACAGGCTCCCCTGACATCAGCCGAGGCGATCCTTTGCGTAACCCTTCACGACCGAAAGGGCCGCAGCCGCACCCGCTATCAACGCTACCTTCAAAGTTCCCTGATCTCCGATCACGAACACGGCTAGAAAAGCCTGAACGAAAGTCCAACCAGAGCGTTCCATAATATCCATCATGCTGTCCACAACACCTTCCATGTGTCTGAATCAATGACCCCGTTCGCTTTCAAAGCGAACTGGGATTGCCATTCTTTGCAGGCATTCCGAGACTTCGCTCCGTAAATGCCATCGACCTTTAGGTTCGCGCCTCTGTCATTCAAACGCTTCTGCGCTAGCGCAACCCACTTACCTTTAGAACCCCTCCTAATAGGAAGGGCGCTTTGTCCCGCCTCCAGAATGTAGCGGACAATCCCATTCCAATCGACAGCCACGTTCGCTGGCTTGTCGCCAGCAGGCGTCCCTTCTTGGACCCACGCTGTCAGTTTCTCGCCGGGGCATGTCGTAGACGAGAAATCCTTATGGCACCGTACCCACAGGTGGTCACCATACTGTTCCCTAATTGCCCCGACGACGGTAAGAAACGCATTCTTACCGGATTCTGTGAACGCATCATCGGTATCTCCAATGTACGCAACAGAAATAGACTTGGAGTTCCAACCACGGGTGGCAGCGCCACGCTTCCACCCGCGTCCCTCAAATATCTCACCCGTTTCACCAGATACCAGCCAGTTGTAGGCGATGGAATCCCACCCACGGGATTCCACATGGTACCTGTCGTGTCCTCTCACACGGTCCCACGGGCTGTGTGACGGCCCCGTCGTGTGATGGGCGACAATCCCTTGCACCGGACGCCAGAAGCCGTGTAAACGCTTCCCAGTGTCGATGGCCCCCCATTCCTCGCGCGAGATGTAGTCCATACCCTAAGACTACTTTGTCCCTCGCTACAAATGCGACCTTCTCAACGCCCGCTCCTGCGAACGCTCTTCCCGCATGTCGTACTGGCGAGAAATAATCTCCTGCTGCTGCTCCCACTTCGTGTTCGTTCGCAACCCAATACCAGCAAACCAAGAAATCCAATTGCTCACAGAGCGCTGCTGATACTTCTCTTCATCAGGGAACAACCGCCGATAATCCGTGAACGTAGGCAACAACTGTGCCATGCCATGCAACGCATGGTCTGGCATCACCCAGTCACCCTCGTAATTCTTTGAAGCGATACCAAGTATCTGCAAGCCATTCATCATGCCGGGAATCATCGAATACGCAGTCGGTACAGGCTCCGGGCGACCATCGAAACTGTAACCCTTCCAAAGATTCTGCTTCGCCTTCCACTCGTAAGGCGCCTTGATGATCGGCGTCAACTGTGTACCAATCGTTCCCAACGCAATCTCCGCACGCTCCATGATCCCAAGGTCTTTATCGAAAGCAAGCGCAGGATCAAGCAGTTCAAGCGGAGCCTTGAACGGCATGTCAGGCAAGATCATCATGTTCTCACCCTCATACTTCCACGGCAAACGGATAGCGCCCTGACGTTGCATCCAACGCGGAGTGACACCCCCCTCATCGTCCTTCGACATGAGTTCAACTTCCTTCTTCAAACTCACGTACCGGTTGAACACCTCTGGCTGGCGCGCAAACTGTTCCATCATCAAAGGCATGTTCTTACGAGTCCACGTATAGAACGGAACCACCCGCTTCACGACGTTGCGTTCAAAGTCCGACAGATCGTCGTAATCGAAATGGAACTTCATGATGTTGTCGAACGCTTCGCTGGCGTTGCCGCCCTTCTTCAACGTGTCGAAACCAAGCGACCCACGCAAGAAAGTCTCAGTTGCCATACCGAAATTCTTAGACAAACGCAACGGGGCGTTGCGTGTATTCATCGGGTTGATGGCGTCAACTATGTTGACTTCCTTCCCACCGATGCGGACGTTGGCGTTCGGCGCCAACCGGCGAGCCAATATCCCGCGACCGGAAGACTCCACAAACTCAGAAGCAACCTGACCAGAAGCAGAACCCAAACTCCCCGTCCGCGCCAACTCCCTAACAATCTCCACATCCGCTTTGTTTACATTCCCCGGATCAATCATCCGACCACGCATCGCCTTACGCATCCGCGCAGCCTTCTTCGTCAACCCCGCAGAAACCGCCTCTTCCTCCTGATACTTCCAATACGCACGCATGAACTTGCGGTAACTAGACCAATCCATACCAGCAAGATGATTCATAAACGCACCAGACAGGAAGTTGCGCCCGTGAAACCCCGGCTTCGCAATCATGTAAGCACGCAAAAGATTATGCAACTTGTCGTACTTGCTCAAGAACCCCGCAGCGCCACCACGCGCAGCAAACATCTCAGTCGCAAGCATCGAATCAACCAGAGTCTCATTGCCCTGTAAGCGACCAAACGATTTCATCCCAGAGAAGAAAATGTCCTCAACCATTTCCTCCGCTTGCGGCACCTTATGAAGATCGCCCAACTTCTGGTCAGGCAACTTCGACACCAGATCAGTCCACCCCTCAGCGCCGCGTTGGAACTCATCCAACGCAAGGTTCAACATCGCGTTGTCACCCTCAATGAGAGCGCCTACAGCCAACCGCAACTCAATCAAATCATCCGGTAGATCCTCCAACGGAGTATCGACCGGGGCACCCAAACGATCCAGCATGTCCAAAGCCTCGTCGATCTGACGCTGCTTCTCATCCATGCCGCTACTGACAAGCCACCTTTCAGTGTCCGCTAGATCGGCAACCCACGAATCAGGAGGTGTTCCACGTTCAATCGCTTCCCTAGCCGCCTTGAGTTCCATCTCAGAAAGCATCTGGCCTGCGGTTTCAACATAAGCCTGAGTGGCGAGTTGCTGGTCTGCGACGAGTTCGGCGCGCCGTTCAACCAACTGTTGTAGAAGATCCTCTGGCGACTTGTTGCTGCCCACAGTCCGTTTGGGCATCTCAGATATTTCTTGGAACCATTCGAAGAACGCAGCAGAATCAATGAACGTGGTGTCGCCAAGAGGGGAACCCCCTTGTGCTTGTTGCACCGCTGTCATTACGGCAAGGTCGGGACCGTCTATCATGTCGGAAGGTTGCCCCCCCACCGCATCTCCCTCTAGCCCATTTTCATATATCCACTGTTGAGTCTCAGGTTCGTAGGACGAATCCGTCTGATAAGTATTTAGATATGCGTCTTCAAGGATTTCCTCTATTTCAAATTGAGACTTCTCTAAGTTGGAATTCGCTAGGTCGTTACCCATAGCGTCCCAGAACGGATGTGCTTGGTCCCCCGATTTATTCTGATTGACGGTCCGCCACGTTACATTTCCGAACTGCTGTGTTTCTGTAATGGATTCGTAACTTGACGGGTCAGGAACCGCATCAGCAAACGCATCCATCAACTGCTCGTCAGCCGCCTCACCAGTCCAATCCGCAGCCCTAACATCGCCCTCTTCCACGATACGGGAGATGTTGCGATGCGTCATCTTCACATCCCTTGACCTCAAAGCCAATGGGTTTGTAGCCATGAAATTGGGGAACTTGCCAGTATGCAAGTTTGCTGCCCCGCTACTCATCTCCTGAAGGTTTACGCTGTCACCATATGTTCCCCCGTTCACCCAGAACGCGGCAGAATACCCGTCGGCTGTCAGCGAATTCTGAAACTCCTGATTGAACTGCGTTAGATACCACCGACGCATTGTTGCGTCTTTGCCGCTATCGCCACCAGTTCCGGCCCTCAATTGCTGATGGCCTCCCCCGCGACCTGCGGTTGCGGGGGATTCCAACATCCCTTCCCACCCGAAGGCACCTCTCGCTACCTCGTCCTCATCCGCAAAGTCCACCATCCAAGCGCCTACAAGTTCGTCGCCCTCACCAGTGAATGCAGCATTTATTACCTGTCCGAACTGGACTCGCCGCGAATCTATTTGGTGGAAGTTTCCTCCGGCACCTCCACCGGGGTTGAGGTCCGGGTCCATCTCCCAAAGGTATTTGGTAAATTCTTCTGACAAATTTTTATTGTCTAGCGGCTGTTCCCGCTGCAACCACATGGCGAATTCAATGCGGTCCCTATAAGAAGAATCGGCAATCTTCTGAACAACTTCAGAAGAACTTGCCGTTTCCGTAGTCCAATTACTGATGTCAGTAGGTACCCGCACATCCCCCAGTTCATCCGCATACCGCAGCGCATCCAATACCTGCACCACTTCAGGGGCTACGTCGTCACCCCTAGCAACCCATGCCTGCATGACCTGACGCATCTGCCGTACCAACTGGGGGTTCGACTCATAGACACGAGAGAACTGATCTAAATAGTAATCACCTTGAGCGTTGAGTTTACCCTTAGTGTTTGCCCAAGGAGAACTCTGTGAAACATTGGGCACCCCATGTACGGCATCGTCTACAATCTGTCTGACTTCATCGGGGCTACTCGCCCGCGAAATATTGATAGCCACCTGCGCCGCATCAGCCTCGCTTGCCCCATAGGCAAGCCCATAAACCTTGATATTGTTCGCACCTTCAGGCAAATCCAGCAACAGGTTGTACCCATACTTTGTCCCCGAAGATGTGTAATACATATTGCCCGGCGTCGAATTCAAAAATGTTGTATCAAACCACCCCTCCCCCTTGTTCCCGTATGTGGAAGTCAACGATACGGGTGGCGCATTGTCCGTGTAATGGAACAACTGCATCGTGGTCCCAGCCTCATCAGCCGCTTGAATAACTTCCTGCGAGAAACCACGTTGAGCCAAAGCAGCCTTAAGGAAATCAGGATCATCTGTTGGTACGAAGTCCAAACCAAACTGGTCAGCCAAAACCTCCAACCGCTTCTCAAGGAACTCAACAAACGGGTCCAACTCATCCAACGCATCTTCAGGAGTGGGCATCATCCGGCGAACCCACGCCTCCATCCCCCCCGCCTGTAAGCGCA